TAATTTTAATAAATTATCTGAAACATCACTTTTCCAATTTAGTAAATATTGAAATAAAGAAATATTGTAACTTGAATTTGGAATTAATATATTAAAACTATTATTAGAAAAATCCAATAATGTATTATAATCATTTACATTAAACACTATATTATGTGGAGAAAAAGCTATATTAGTAGATAAATCAGTTTGCGAATGATTTGAAAAATTATTTAAGAATTTAAAAATACTACTGTTAATATTATTTTGTAATGAATTCCTATTTAAATTAATATAAATTCCAGATGTATCTAATTTAATACTAGATATTTTAGGTTGAATTTTTTCTAAATTATTCTCATTGTCACTATGAATAGTTTCTACATTTTTTTCTAAATTATTCTCATTGTGACTATTAATAGTTTCTACATTTTTTTCTAAATTATTGTCATTGTCACTATGAAAAGTTTCTACATTTTTTTCTAAATTATTGTGATTTTCAGTGTGAGTAATTTCTACATTTCTTTCTAAATTATTCTGACTGCCATTAGTTTCTACATTTTTTGATTGATTGTAAAATAATGAATTTGAAATTAATTCTTTTTTTACATTAAATAATTTAATATTAAATCTATTATCTATAGTATTAAAGATAATATTAGAATTTTTATTAAGGTTTCTATTAAAAATATGTTTCATAATATATAAATAATTATTAGATTTTATAATTATAAAAGTCACTTTTAATGGGTCGTGTTTCATATGATAATTTAGGATCTTGTGGTTCAGGTACAGGTATTGTTATAGGAATGAATCTTAAATCTTTAGGTTTTAAAACAAAAGCTGATCTATTACTATCAAAAAATTCATTGTAATGTTGTAAATTAACATCATAATTTTGAAAAGACATTCCAATAAATTGACATCCATATGTTCTAGCAATATTGAAATTTGGATTAAAATCATTTGCTTGTACATCAGGTAGGACAACTGACATATTTTTTTTATTAAAATTAGTAAGTGTAAGATCCTGAGTATATTTAACTTCTTTAAATCGCAAAAGATGCATAAATGCAGATCCACTAGATATATTAACATATTCATCAAGTTTAGTGTGTTGGTATAATGGATTAGAAGAATCAATTGAAATAATTATTTTACTTCTAAAATTTTTTATAGGAATTTGACCTAAGTTTTTTGACCCAAACTCAGGATCTTTAAACTCATAACTATATATTTTTCCTAAAGTTCTAGAATTAAATCTTGTATTATTAACAATTATATTAGCAAAGTTATTATACATTTTGCAATTATTACTCATTATTCTAAAATGAAGAATAATTGGATCTTCATAATTTGGACAAGTTCCACCAGAAAATGCATTATTCAAAATTAATTCAAAAGCATCATTTATTGGTATATAATTATAAGTTTCTTTTACAGTAAAATCACTTACAGATGAGGTAGCAATAACAGGTTGATCATTAATAGAATAAATTTCAAAATCTAGAAATCTAGCACCTTGATTGATACATGTTTTTAAAGCACATAAATTAACAAAATCATTTTTAAAATTTCCGGCAGAACAACAATTATAAGCTGATTTAACATAAAAATCTCTTAAAAGATATTCATTATAATTACTATTAGTAGTAATAGAATTTAATCTGGGTACAGTATCATATATATTATTTAAAACTTTACAATTTCTATTATTAAGAGTAAGTTTGTAATAAATATAATAGAAAGTAGATAAAAGTAATAAAATTATAATAATGATTGAAAAAAACTTTATTTCTTTATTTTTGATGTTATTCATAATGTCGCTCATTGCTTTAGTAGAATTTTCAATAATTTTATTTGTAGTTTGTGTTGTAGCATCTACCATTATATAATATTATTATAAATAAATAACTTAAATCAAGTTATTTATTAACAAATATATATATGCCAGGAGGATTATTAAATTTAATATCTGAAGGAACAGTGAATTCTATATTGACAGGTAATCCTAAAAAAACATTTTTTTCAACTACTTATTCTAAATATACTAATTTTGGTATGCAAAAAATTCGTTTAGATTACGAAGGTTTAAGGACATTAAGAATGACTGAAGATTCTGTATTTACATTTAATGTTCCTAGACATGCTGATCTATTAATGGATACATATTTTGTAGTTACTTTACCAAATATATGGAGTCCTATTCGTGAATTTTTTCCACCTTTACAAACTGATATAAGTGATGTAATTGCTGATAATAAAATTAATCCAATAACAAGAAATTTTTGGCCATTTGAATTTAAATGGATTGAAAATATAGGTTGTCAAATGATAAGAAGTGTAAGATATTCTATTGGGGGAACAGTTATACAAGAATTTACAGGTCAATATTTGTATAATATGGTTCAGCGTGATTTTCCAAAGGCTAAACGAGAATTATTTGATGAAATGACAGGTAATACAAAAGAATTGAATGATCCAGCAAATTATGGTGGTCGTACAAATAATTATCCTAATGCCATATTTAATAGAGAATGGTTAAATAGTTCAGAAACAAATGGTCTTGGTCCTGAACCATCAATTCGCGGTCGTAAAATATATGTTCCATTAAATATTTGGTCAACATTAAATAGTAAAGTAGCATTTCCTTTAGTAAGTTTACAATATGAACAATTATCAATTGAAATAACTTGTAGACCAATTCAGGAATTATTTGTAGTAAGATTTCAACCATCTAGGTTATTAGCTCAACAATTTGCAGATTTAGAAATTAGAATGTTCACAAGTACAGAGGATAAATTAACAAATGAAGAATTAAAAAATATAATTGATGAAACAAAAGAAATAGGTAATTATGTACAACCTAATCAAGTAAATCCTTATTATCATATGTTTAGATTTTTAAATCCGCCTGTTTCCCCACCTCCTGAATCAGATAAACCAGTACAGGTATGGTTTAAATCAGAAAGTAATGTTGATTCATCGTATGTACATGTATCAGATAATAGATACAGTAATGGTACTATAACATTAGAAAATGGCGATGATTATATTAATAAAGATACAGATTGGAATTCAGACATACATTTAATAGCTAATTATGTGTTTTTAAGTGATGATGAAAGAAATCGTTTTGCGAGAGAAGAACAATGTTACTTAATAAAAGAAGTTCATGAAACAACATTTTTTAATAAGACAGGAAATAACTTAATAAATTTAAATTCACAGGGATTAGTAGCATCATGGATGTGGTTTTTTCAAAGAAGTGATGTAAATTTAAGAAATGAATGGTCAAATTATAGTAATTGGGATTATGCAAATATTCCATACAAAGGTATAACAGATATCATAAAAAATTATAAACAAGACTATATACCAAGGCGGTTTTATGATCAAGCAAATAATTTAATAGATTCATCCAATCCAGCTAGTTGGGATGTTACAACATTAAATAATTTTGCATTATATTGGTTAAGTAGTAATGATCCAAATATATTATCATTGGAATCTGCTCAAAAACGTGTTCAAGGTGAACAAAATTTGAATCAATTATATGCAGATTTTAGTCAATTGCCAAAACCATATTTAATAAGTGGACCTGTGCATCAAGAAAATCAATATGAAATAATGACAAATTGGGGGCTATTATTTAATGGAAAATATCGTGAAACAAATATGGATTCGGGAGTAACTAATTATATAGAAAAATATGTTAGAACATCAGGTAATGCTCAATCTGGATTATATTGTTATAATTTTACTTTAAATACAGATCCATTTATATATCAACCTAGTGGTGCTATAAATATGTCAAAATTTAATTTAATACAATTTGAAACATCAACAATACTACCAACACAAAGGAATTATGTAGAAGTAAATAAAATAAAAGATGTTTGTGGAAATGTTATAGGTATTAATAAACCTGTATGGAGACTATTTAATTATAATTATAATTTACATATTATGGAAGAAAGATATAATATTTTGAAATTTACAAGTGGAATGGCAAGTTTAGTATTTTCAAGATAATATATTAAAGTTATTATTTTAATTTAATATATTAAATGGGTGGAGGATTATTAAATTTAGTATCTGAAGGAAATAAAAATATATTTTTAAATGGCAACCCAAAAAAAACTTTTTTTTCAACAAAATATAAAAAATATACAAATTTTGGTATGGAAAAATTAAGATTAGATGTAAATGGTTCTAGAACATTAAATATGACAACACAATCGCAATTTATATTTAACGTAAGAGATTATGGTGACTTATTAATGGATACATATTTTGTTTTAACATTACCAAATATATGGAGTCCAATTGTAGAAATTTTACCACCTCCCAACAATTTTGTTAATTTAACAAATACATATTTTTATGGTAGAGATTATTTGATGAGTAGATTTATGAGAAATATATGGCCATATGAATTTAAATGGATTGAAAATTTAGGTAGTCAATTAATTAAAAGAGTAAGATATTTAGTAGGAGGTGTTGTTATACAGGAATTTACTGGAGAATATTTATTAAATTCTGTACATCGTGATTTTTCTGATGAAAAGAAAGAACTATTTGATGAAATGACAGGTAATACAAAACAATTAAATGATCCAGCAAATTATGGTGGTCGTACAAATAATTATCCTAATTCAATTTATAATGAAAACTGGCAATTTGGATCAGAACCATCCATACGTGGTCGTAAAATATATGTTCCACTAAATATTTGGTCAACTTTAAATAGTAAATTAGCTTTTCCATTAGTAAGTTTAAGCAAACAAAACTTAAGAATAGAAGTAACATGTAGACCAATACAAGAATTGTTTGTAGTAAGATATATACCTACACCATTAATATTAAAACAATTTAATGAAATAATTATAAGAATAAATAATGGTTCATTTACACCATCATATATGGATATATCATCAGAATGGAATTTGCAAATTCAAGAAGAATTTATGGAAAACTGTCAATTAGTTGGTGAATATGTACAAGCTAATCAGAATGAAAATAGATATTTATTTTATAGATTTGTAAATCCAACTGTTTCACCACCGCCTGGTGCAGACGTTGATGATATAAATGGTATAAGAGTGATGAATGGTACGGTAAGTGGAACATCAATAGATGCAAATTATTATAACTCAACTCAAAGTATTTGGAATGCGGATGCACATTTAATTTGTAATTATGTATTTTTAAGTCAGGATGAAAGAGAAGTTTTTAAAAATAAAAAACAACAATATTTAGTTAAATTTATTGATGAAACAGATTATTTAGGATTACAAGGATCATCTATAATTAGATTATTTAATTATGGATTAGCAACAAGTTGGATGTGGTTTTTACAAAGAAGTGATGTACAATTACGTAATGAATGGTCAAACTATACAAATTGGTTAACAAGCAATTTACCATTTAAAACTATAAATAATTTAATAAAAGGTTATACTAATCTGAATGTAAATTCAGTAATTTATAATATATTAGGAAGTCAACAAAATAGTAAAAATGGTATTAGTAATAGAAATTATGTAAATTTAAAAAATTTTCTCTATCGTTTTTTAGATTCATTTGAAAAAGTTAATTCAGAAATAGGTTATCCAGAAGATTTTTCATTTAATTTATTAAATAAATTTTTAATAGACAATAAATATAATGATAATAAATTTCTAAATAATTTTCCCGATTTTAAAAGTAATCCAAAAATGGCAGAACAATTGGCTGCAACTGTAGGATTTGGTATAATAAAACCATTAAATGGTGATTTTAGCTATTTACCACATTCATATAATATTTCTGGTCCTTTTCATAAAAAAAATGAGAAAGATATATTAAAATCTGCTAGTATTTTATTAAATGGTAAAATTAGAGAGAATACTATGAATAATAAAATATATAATCATGTAGAACCTTATCTTAGAAGCAATGGTGCATCAAGATCTGGTTTGCTATGCTATAATTTTTCTTTAAACACTGATCCTTTTGATACTCAACCAAGTGGAGCTTTAAATTTATCAAAATTTTCAGTTGTTGATATGGAAATAGAATTAATTCATCCAGAAAAAGACTTAGGTGCAAGTACAAAAATATTAGTAGATTCAAGTGGTGAAATGGTTGGTTTAAATAGATCTCAATGGGAAATTTTTACACATACATATAGGTTGCATTTTATGCAAGAGAGATATATCTTATTGGAATTTGAAAATGGTAATTTAATTGTTAATAATTTAGTATAAAGATACTTTAAAAAAGTATCACAAATAAAAGATACTCTATATTTTTCAACATTTAATACTAATTAAACAATTAGAAATATTATCAAGACAATTATTATCAATAAATGGAATATTTATTTTTTCATGTAAAATTTGACTATGTATAAAAATCATTATAAAATATCTTATAATTGCTTGAAGTAAATAATTATAAGCTTCTTCTAATTTTTCTCTCTTTAAAATATTATTTGCTATAAAATTTATAATTGTAAAAACAATTGTAGATTCTTCAATTGATAAATCATTTGAATCATTAACAATATCATTAACTAAATTACTATTAAAAGAAATATTATTTTTAAGATCTTTAATTTTTTTTATGCTATAATCACTATTAAATTTATTTTTCATTGGTATAGCAATTACATCATTTTTTGTTAATAAAGAAACACTTTCTCGTTTTTTATTATTAGTCATGCTTGCTAAATTAGCAGGCGCAGATTTTATCCTTCTCATATATATAAGTAAGTTATTTATCTTAAAATTTATTTCAAATAAATTTTTTCAATTTATTTGAAAAATAAAAACATTTTTTACAAAAAATTATTCAGTAATCATTTCTCCAAGTCTAGTATTTGGAGGTACAAAAGGTAAACAATATGATGTATCAATTTTAAAATTGACAAGAACAGGTCCTTTATAATTTAAAGCATCTTTAATTACTTTTTCAACATTATCTTTATTTTCACAAAAATAAGATTTTATATTATAACTCTCTCCAATTCTATGAAACTCTGGAACATATTTAAATTCAGATCCTATTATTCTTTTTTCATAAAATAATTCTTGCCATAAATTAACCATTCTTAGTTTAGAATCATTAAATACAAACATTTTTATAGGTAAATTATATTCAATAATTGTGGCCATATCATTTAAACTCATTGTGAAACTACCATCTCCATCTATTAAGATAACATCATTTTCAGGTTTAGCTATTTGTGCACCAATTGCAAATGGTAATCCAACACCCATAGTTCCAAGTGATCCACTAGTTATAAAACAATTAGGAAATTTGTGGTTAAAATATTGAGCAGCAACCATTTGATGTGAACCGACCCCAGTAGTTAAAATATATTTATCATTATCTTTTAAAATATTGGATAAAGTCTGCATTATATAATTACCTGTAAATGTGTCTTTTTTATTAAATTTAAATTCTGATTTCCATTTTTGAATAGTTTTTAACCATTTATTTCTTTTATTAAAATTATCTATATTTATTTCATTATCTGAAAATTCTAGTAAAGAAATCAGAGCTTTATTTGTTTCTGATTTAATTGAAAGATTTGGTTTAACAATAGATTTTAATTTATCAATTTGAATTTTAGAATTATCAATATGAATAATACCTAGATTATTTTTAGCATTTATACCAAATTTATCAAGTTTACCAATTGTTCTATCATCAAATCTATTACCAATACCAATTATTAAATCACTCTCTTCTAATGCTTTATTTCCATGATAAGAACCATGCATACCTATCATTTTTAAGGATTTTTTACTATTTTCATCAATAATTCCTAATCCATGTAATGTAGTAGCAGATGGTAAATTAAATTTTTCTATAAATTTTCTAGCATTTTTATATGATTTATTTGATCCTGCTCCAAATATAACAACAGGTTTTTTTGATAAATTAATTTTATTAAATAAAACTTTTATATCTTTTTTAAAATTATTATTTTCAATTACATCGTAATAATATTTTTCTTTACTATTCTTACTATCAAAATTAATATTATTTTCTATAATAAAATTATCTATATTAATTGTTTGATTAAATATATCTTTACAAATATCTACATGTACAGGTCCATATCTTGGTTCTTCTGCTAAATTTAAAAAATATTCAAAAATATTTATAAAATTATCAGAACTTTGTACTTGATGATTATCTTTCACACATGATCTTGAGATACCAATTGCATGACATTCTTGAAATGCATCACTACCTAAAACATTAGATGATACTTGACCAGAAATACACAATAAAGGAATACCATCACTATAAGCATCTTGTAATGGTGTAATAACATTAGTAAAACCTGGTCCTGATGTAGTAATTAATACACCTAAATTATTTGTCATTTTACTATATGCTTGTGCACAGTGACCAGATGATTGTTCGTGTCTATTAATAATAACATCAAAATCATTGAATTTATAAATTTCATCAAAAAAAGGCAGTGCAGCACCACCATTATAACCAAATGCTTTATTTATTTTTTTTTCTAATAATCTTTCAACAATATATTGACTAACTGTAATATTATTATTATATTTTTCAGATAAATTACACAGAAATGATTTATTAATTTTTCCAGTTATATGTCTAAATTTATTAATCATCTAAAATATTAATAAATTTAACTTTATATAGTTTTTGTAAAATTTTAAACTAGTGATGTATTTAATTGTTGTGATACTTGAATAAATGTAGTACATTTAGCCATCTCTTTCATAGATCTAGCATTAATGTATGTACATGTACTTCTTAAACCACCTAGATAGTCTAAAACTGTATTTTCTAAACTTCCTTTATATTTAATTTTAAGATTGCGACCTTCAGATGATCTATATTCTGACATTTTACCATAGTGTTTTTCCATTGCATGTTTAGAACTCATACCATAAAATGTTTTGTATTTTTGTCCATTTACTTCAATTAAATCACCAGGATTTTCATCATGTCCAGCAAACAAACTTCCACCCATAACAAAATCAGCACCAGCTCCAAATGCTTTAGCCATATCTCCTGGGCATGTAATTCCCCCATCACCAATAATATGTCCACCTACACCATGTGCTGCATCTGCACATTCTATAATAGCGGATAATTGGGGCATACCAACACCGGTTTTAAGTCTAGTTGTACATGCTGCCCCAGGTCCAATACCTATTTTCACAATATCTACTTTTCCATTTAATATTAATTCTTCAACTATTTCCCTAGTAACAACATTTCCTGCAACAATATTTTTATTGGGAAATTTTTCGCGTACTTGTTTACAAAATTCAATAAGATTAGATATATAACCATTTGCAATATCAACACATATCCAATTACAATTTATATTATTAAATATTTCGGTTAATTTATCAATAGATCCTTCTCCAATTCCGGTTGATATCATAAATAGATCAGGGTTCATTGTGCGATTTTGGCAAGCAATTTTTAATTCATTAACAGTATAAAATTTATTGAGCGCAGTTATAATATTAAATTTAGAGAGAACATCATAAACTTCAAATGTACCGGTTGTATCCATATTAGCAGCAATAATAGGGATACCATACCAGCGTTGTTTAGAATTTTTAAAATTAAAATTACGCTGTAGATCTACTTCTGATCTACTATTTAATGTGCTCCTTTTTGGTCTAATTAAAACATTATTAAAATCAAGTTTTTCACCATATTCTATTTTATTCATAGATGGGATAATTATTATTAAAATATTATTTTTAAATTCTATTATTATATAAAGTATGGATAATGAACAATACAGTAATATGGTAGATGTAGAGGGTTTTTCTAATAAAGATGATAATGCTGTAGATAAAAAAATAAAAGAAAAATCATTATCAGGAAAGAAAAACTCAATAGCTCATATTATTTCAATATTATTAATATTATTAGGTTTAGCGATAATAATAAGTTATTTGGGAGCAACTTTATTATTTTTCACTTGGTCAATTGGAATAAATAATTGTAGTAAAAATAAAAATAAAAATTTATTTGAATATATTTTTCCCAGCGAGTTTGAAAATGGAGAATTTTGTAAAAAAAACAGTGGATCTATGAGTGGCGGGTCATTTAAATCTACATTAAATGAATATCGTGAGACAATTGATAATTATTTTAAAGATGTAAAAGAATGTGTGAGAGAAAATGAGTCTATTAATAATTTTTGTAATACATCTGATATAAAAACAAAAAAATATAATTGTAATAATCCTGGATTATATGAATGGTTTTTAAAAAGTTATAAAGAAACAGAATTTTTTGTAAATGGTATTTTAAAAAATATATTACAAATACTTCCTAATGGAAGTGTATGTGGTTTAACATTTGCATTTGGTTGGTTATTTTATTTATTATTATTATTAGTATGTTTAATTGTTATACCATTTTTATCAGGTGGTTTATTTGCATTTAATAATGTAACAAATGGTTTAGATTATTTTATGAGTGAAAATAACTCAACTCCTATTATAAAAATAATAAAATTAGTAGTAGGATTTATAATAACATTTTCTAGTTTTTTATTAGTAGGATCAGGGAATAGTATATCTTTATTTTTTAAAATGTTATTTTATCCGTTAGTAATTGGAGCTAGTGATATAATTTTAAAGATTATAAATCAAAATTTCTTTATAATTAGAATAATTTTAATATTAATGTCAATAATATTTGTATCATTATTAGGTGATAAAGTAAATAATAGTGTTTATAATGGAATATTAATAGGTTATTTGCCTTTACTTATTTATAATTTATGGATATTATTATAATAATTTAAAATAAATATAAATATATATTTTTATTAATTTTAAAAGATGGGAAAAAATAAAAAAGGAGGTAAAAAAAACAATGATATTTTTGTTAGTGTTTGTACTCCTACATATAATAGAAGACCTTTTATTAATTCAATGATAAAATGTTTTGATCATCAAACGTATCCAAAAGATAAAATTGAATGGATTATAATTGATGATGGTACAGACAAAATTGAAGATCTTGTAAAAGATCATCCTAACGTAAAATATTATTCATATGATGAAAAAATGCCACTTGGTAAAAAAAGGAATTTAATGCATGAAAAATCAAAAGGAGATATTCTAGTTTATATGGATGATGATGATTATTATCCACCATGTCGTATTCAACACGCTGTTGATATGTTACAACAACACCCTAAGGCTTTATGTGCAGGATCAAGTGAAATTTATATTTATTTCAAACATATAAATCAGATGGTGCAGTTTGGACCATATGGACCAAATCATGCAACAGCAGGAACATTCGCATTTAAACGTGAACTTTTAAAAGAACATAAATACAATGATACAGCTGCATTAGCTGAAGAGAAGGCATTTTTAAAAGATTATACAGTACCATTTGTGCAATTAGAACCAAAAAAAACAATTTTAGTATTTTCACATATTCACAATACTTTTGATAAAAAAACTTTATTAGATAATAGACATCCACAATTTGTAAAAGATTCAGATAAAACAGTAGATGATTTTGTTAAAGAGAGTGATTTAAAAGATTTTTATATGAATCAAATTGAGAATCTATTAAAAGATTATGAACCAGGACGTCCTGAGATGAAACCTGATGTATTAAAACAAATTAAAGAATTAAAACAGGAACGTGAGAAACAAGCAAGAGAGATGCAACAAAATCAGCAAAATGGCATTCCTCCACAAATGATAGAAATGATGAAACAAAATCCAAAAATGTTAAAAGAAATTTTAAAAAAACAAAATAATATAACAGATGAACAGTTTGAAATGTTAAAACAACAAATAGAAATGCAAGATAAAATTGGTGGTGCTGGTATGCAAAATCAACAACAAGGTGAAGGACAAATTGTTGTTGAAAATAATGGTCAACAAAAAGTATTAAATAATAATGAAATATTACAATTATTACAACAGCAACAACAAACAATACAAATGCTGCAAAGTAAAGTTAATGATATGCAAGAAAAAGATAAAACCATATTAGAATTGCAAACAAAAATAAGTGAATTAACTGAAAAAATTGCAGAATTATCTTAACTATTATTATTTTTAATTTCAAAAAAAAATTGAAATTAAAATATATTAAAATTATTTGAATAAATATGATTGCTAATCGTTATAAGAAAACAAATGTTTACTATAGTGATGTTCAAGGTGCAGGTATTAAAGATGCAATTACTGGAGAAATTTATCCATGGAAAGTTGGGTCATACGATGAGCAACGATTTTTCAAAGTTAAAGATAATTCTCTTCTTAATAAATATGATTCAGAATTCCAAGAAGGTCATACACTCTTCTTTAAAAATCCAGATGATTATATGAATTTTAATAAAATTCAGTTAGATGATGAAACTATTGAAGTATGGAAAAAGCGACAAGAAAAATTTATTTAGATATTATCTTCAGCATCATTAATATAATTAATATCATCATTGTCATATACTTTTTCTTTTTCAAACAATCTATTTATGTATCTAGATATTCTATTAACATCAAGTTTATTTAATTCATAATTTTCTAGATCTTCATAAATTATATTTAAATCAATTGAATTTATTTTTTTATAAAAAAATGATAATAAATCTTTTTTATCCAAATTTAGAGTCTGACATAAATTATTGATAAATATACTATTGTTGTATTCAGTACTATATTTTGTTAAAACTTTTGTAAAACGTATATTAGTTTTATAATTTTTTATATTTAATGTGTTATGTAAAATTTTATTATTAAAAAATATTTTAATTAATGAACTCATTTCATTGAATTGCCATATTTGTTTTTGGAATGTAATTCTATCAATGTAATCAGCAAAACAAATATTATTTAATAATTTATAATATAATTTTATAGTGTCATCAATTTTATAATGATCTAATAAATCAATTATATTTTCATGCCATAATAATGAAATTATTGTTCTCTCTGTTTCATTTATTAAATTATTATGATCTTCTAAATTATATTTATTGAAAATTAATTTTTTAGTAATATCTTTGGTGTCTTCATTATATTTTTTAGGCACAAATATGTTATTAATATTAGATTCATTAATTATAGAATTATCTTTACTATAAATTTTATAAATATAATCTAATTTTCTTAGATCATTTTGAATATATTTATTAAGTTTATTTTGTAAATTAATATTAATTTTAAAAAGTTTTTTTATAATAATATTTATTTCATTATTATCTGGTGATTTTAATTCAAATGTATGACATACTTTTATTAGTTCTTTTATTTTTTTATCAATAATATAATTTCCAATACAAATAATTGGCAAATGAATAGTGTCCTCAAGTTTTTGTTTTTTTGTTTTCTTAGGTCTTATTATTTTAATAAGTGAATTAATGCCTCCTTTATCACCGCTGTTCATACCATCTATTTCATCCATAATTATAGCTATTTGTTTTTTTGTTTTATTAAAAAGACTCATAATGTTAATATTAGATATATTATGTTCATTAATCGTATCAATAATATTTTTGTTTCTTATTTCACCAGTATCGTATAATATTATATCATGATTAATATCTTTTAATAAATTTATAATAAATTTAGATTTACCACAACCAGGCTCTCCATAAATATAAATACCTTTTTTTGATAGTGGATCATTTTTTATATTATTAAAATTAAGAATAATAGATTTAATTTTATTATAAATATCTTCTCTATTTAATATAGTATTAATATCTATTTTATCCATTTATTATACTTTATTTTATTATTTTTAAGTAAAGTTTTTTTAATACCACTTTTATTTAAAAAATTATAAATTAGATTTTTACATTTATCACTAGAATTTTTATTACAATAGTAAATTAAATATATAATATAGTTTTCATAAACTACATTTTTATAGTTGTATTTTGCTATTTTTATCCACTTTTCATAGTTTTCACAAATTATATGATTAAATATAAAGACATAATCATTTCTTATTATATCTCTAACTAATGAATTATATCTTTCAAATGTAAAATTATTTTGTAAAATATAGTTATATTTATTATAGTAATACTTATTTAATAAAACTTTAATATTAATATTTAATTTATTAAAAATAATATTCAATAATTCATTAGGTAGATTATATATTAAGAAATACATTTATATATAATCTTTATAATTTAATTATTTTTTTCATTT